CGTCTTCGGAGCCGAATGCAACGGGGCTGCCAGTGCAATTGGGGTACTGAATCTTTTCGTACTGAACAATCTGGCCAGCAGCATCGTACTGAGCAGAGTAACAATTCAGCTTGAAAGTCTCACCCTTGTCGTTAGAACCAGCAACAGGGGGAGTGTAACCGACAATCTTGGCGGGAGTCTGAGCGTCGTACTTAATAGTACCACCCTGCAGGATCAGGACCAGTTCAGGATTGAACACATTGTCGGTAAGGGTAATCAGATTGCCAGTAAGCGTCTTTACAGGCGGCTTCTGAGCGCGAAGGATGCCCTTAACGATGAGCTTTACAGCTTCCTGCTCTTCAATCTGAGGTTCAACAGCGACCTTGTTGGCCGTATCAAAACCGAATTCACCAGCGGTCGTCTCGATGGTTACAAGACAACAGTCAATGGTAGCAATCTCGGCTTTAGACTTCTTGGGATCTGCCATAGCTTTTCCTCCTTACAACAACTTCTTATGATTCTTGTATTGAATACTCACCATATGAGCCTTTACACTATCATCATAATAGCTAGGGGTTTGACTACCATACGGTAAGATCATAGGCTCCAACCCCTTCATTGCTTTCTTTACACGCTGAATAAGCGGTTCAAGAGAACTGTACGCTTGCTTTGGAACATAACACATGACAGCATAAATGTCATCATCCGTGCTTATTCCTGCAACACGTGAACTTCCGTCATTCTTTACAACAATATATTCAGCTTGGCATTCGCCAACCTTTATGGCAGGCGGATAAACATCAAAACCGGCCGACTGTAGATGCAAGAAAACGTCTTGCCATCTAGAATCAGCCGGCTTGAACGTACTAGTATCAATCATGCTTAATCACCTCACAACTTCAATTTGCTCATCAGATTTTCAAGGTCTTCAACAATCCTCGGACCTTCCTCTCTAATGGTTGGTGCAATGATTGCATAATTTTTACCATGAGCAAGCTCCAACCAAATACCATAATCAACACCGTGGGCTAGTGTTATTCTTATAGTATTTTTATCAGGTTGAGAAACTTTCGCATTAAGCAAAGTCTTAGCCATACCCGTCCTATCGGTCCAGGGGCGATTGTCTTTCATCTTATATTGAATTTCACTTGCTTTGGTAGCCGAATACATCAAAAGAACAGCGCCCAGTTTGACTGCCATTTTGTCAAGATTTTTACTCAAACTGCTTGAATTATAATCAAGCCTGAATGCCATCGTCAATCACCTCAAGAGACACATCTGCAACGATGTTCCATTCTTGAACATTTATAACGCCTGTCACTTTCAGGGTTTTTGAGTTAAACTTGACAATATCGCCAATCTTGAGAAAAGCGGCATCTTCGTACAAACAAAGGATCATAGGAATCTTTTTGTTGCGAGTTTGAGTTGTATCACCTGTAGAAATGCTGACACTGGAATTCTGCTCGTGGTATAAGCCTCTTAGCTTACCTGCGACCTCACTGTCCTTTGTCGGCTCCTTAAAATCATTCAACTTTGCTCGTTTAAACTCAAATTCTTTCCCAACCTTCTTGAGCTCTCTACGCACTTTGTACGCTTCAAACTTGGTGTTTAGCATTACACTCAGCCTCCCTTGAGAACTCCAGAATTAAACTGCTTGTAACGAGATGCCAATCTCTTAAAATAACTGGATGTGTCCTGAGTTGTGAGACCGCTGACGGAAATTGTAGAATCTTCAGACTTAATAATGAGCATTTCATAGATTGTTGCATCTACGTCGCCATTATTCTTGGTAAGATAATGTAAGAAATCATCATCTTCGAAAAAGGGTGCCTGTTCCTCTCTCAGTTCCTTTCGAATGAATCGAATCTTTTCAACATCCGTCATGGCCTATACCCCTTTACTCATTCTCTTCCAAGAAAGTCTTGATGATTTCCTTTGCTTCGCCTACATTCTTGGTGCCGGAGAGATCAATCTCCTTGATTGCAGCAAAGCGCTTCACTTCGTCCTTATTCCACTGAGAAATGGGCTTCTCAATGACGGACTCAACGAACAGCTCATCCTCGGTCTTCTCAGGAACCTTGGGCTGTTCGGTTTCCTCTTGCTTGTGCTCTTCCATAATGCGGTAGCCCTGACGGGAATAAATCCCGTCGAAGGCACCACGAGTTACTTCAAACACATTCACACCATTGGTGATCTTAAGCATTTGAATTCCTCCTTATTAGGGGTTGATGTCCATGATGTAAACCTGGTCAGCAGCCTCGAAAGAAGGCAGGCAGATCATAGAGACAATAGTCTCAACCTGAACGGGATCAGCCTTCTGAACAGTAGTAACTGCAACACCGGTGTCGGTGATGGAAACATTGGCAACGGAGCCGGTCATCAGGTCGGACTCAGCAGGGGTAGTGCCGAACCAGGTCTTGCCCAGATCGCCATCGGGGAACATAACGAAAGTGTCGTTAGGCATGAACTTGACAGTTGCCTCGTTCTCATCCTTATAACGCTTGTCGTTAACAACAACCTCGATTTCAACCTCGTCCATAATGTACTGACGCAGCTGCTTGTCGGAAACAGCACCAACACCATTGGACAGAACGAAGATTGCCTTCTTGATCTTCTCGTTGTTACGGATGTGGCGCCAAGTAGCACCATCACACATAGCGCGAGTCAGAACAGCACCAGTCTCATCCTGGATCTGCTCCTTGGCAACACGCATATCCTCAATGGGATCAGAGTTAGCGTGATCACTCCATGCGACAGAAGCATCACCCTTGTGGGAAACACCATAATCGTAGGAGAAGGACTGACCATTGGCAGCCATAGAAATGACACCAGTAGTCAGAGCCATCATACGCATGCGCTCACGGGAAGCACGAGCACCACGCAGCAGACGGGTTTCGTCGTCGAAGATCTTGTTCATCACGGAGTCGATATAAGCCTGATTGCCGGTCTCCAGAACCAGGTTCAGCTCCTGACGCAGCTCTTCGTCGATATAGGTAGATTCCTTGAAGTAAGGCATCTCAGCAGTCAGCTTCTCAAAGCCGATGCGGGCACGGGGAATTGCATGCACGTCAAATGCAGAAGTCTTCAGCACGACAGGCAGGCCCTTAGCACCCTTCAGCCACTTCAGAGAAATGCCACGCTTCTTATCATCGGGGAACAGCTCCTCACCAATGTAAGGTGCTTCATCCTGAATGAGCTCTTCCCAATATGCAGTCAGCTCAGTGCTCTGCATCAGATCGAAAATAGTCATGTTTTATCCTCCTTTGAAACTCTTGATTAAGCCTTAATGAAGGTGATCAGGGGAGACTTGCCGGAAGCACCAGCTGCAGTGGTAATTGCAGTGGCGACATCAGCATCCACACGATTCACATTCACAAAACCGAAAACCAGAGCAGTGCCGTTAGCGTTACCAGCAGTAACGTCAACATCATGCAGCAGAACAGCATTCAGAGCAGTAGCTGCATCGGCCTTCTTGGCCACAGTCTGCAGGTTCAGCAGGTCAATCTGAATGGGAGTACCTGCCTTTGCGATCTTCTTAGCGCCTACAGTAACGCCAAGAGACTGGGGAACAATGCAACCAACGGAGCTCTGCAGCTCAACGTTTGCAAGAATCTGCTTAGTTGCACCGTAGGTATTGGTGGAAACACCAGAACGATTAAGCATATTGCTTTTCCTCCTTATTACTTATTGCCCCAGTAGCTAGATTTCTTGCTACCAGATTTACGCTGGGCAGCCAGTCGAGCGCCGAGACCCTTGCTCTCTTCACCTTTCTTACCCTTGTCGGTCTTAACGGTAGAGCCAGTTCCCTTCTGACCAGTCTTACCCTTACCCTTGTCGTCCTTTTCATCCTTATCGTCGGACTCACCGAACCACACAGGATACTTAGTCTTGAATTCGCCGATGATAGTCTTGAGATCGGAATCTTCGGTCATCTTTGCCAGAGCCAAAGTAACAACGTCATCGACATACTGAGTTTTAACACCCAGCATCATTGCTTCCGCTTTAGCCTCCGCGACCTGAGCTCTCTGCTCAGCTTCACGAGCCTTGTTCTGAGCTTCGGCATCCTTTTCGGCTTGCTTCTGCTCATCAGTCTTCTGACTCTCGATGAAAGCCTTAACCGCAGCCACAGCCTTGGAATCCTTGGGATCAATACCCAGTTCCTTGTAAACAGAATTGCGACCCTGATTTTTCTCACGGGTCATCATCTTGTTAACCTGCGTCTGGTTAAACGTCTTCTCGGTTTTCTTGGTGTCTTTGCCACCACTGGACTTGCCATCCTTGCCCTTATCATCGGCACCGGACTCTTCGTCGTCGGTTTCCTCTTCTTCGACTTCGGGATCTTCCTTTTCGTCGTCACCCTTACCATCGTCAGCAAAGAATTGCAGCCAGTTCTTTTTCATAAGTTCAAGCATTTTAATTTCCTCCTAGTCCATGATGCTCATGGTAGATATTTAATGAATTTGTCCTTTTGATTGTTTTCAGACACCACAAAGGTAAATGTCCCCGGGAACATCTTGCTCAGCCGGTCTACATGATTTCTTAAGCGCTCATGCTTTTTACGAACCATGTCATCTAGCACCCTTGCCAACTCATTGTTATTGCTACCATGATTCTTTCGTATCCTGTTTTTAGTTCTCTCTAGGTCCTCTGCTAGTTCTTCGTACCTCTTGTCTTTCAAGAGGATGCGGTAAATCTTGTTACACTTCGGACACGTAAAATAAACCAAAGTAAGCGTTTGATCATTGATCTCAACTTTTGCTTCGTTTATATAATCAGCCTTTAACAGAAACTCTTGGTTACATTCATCGCATTTCAGTAAATACTTACCTGTCATACAAAGAACCTCAAAGTATACTCTTTATCATTATCACTGTCATAAACAGTTTTATCAGTATACTCTTTCATGAGGTTAGCTCTGTGCATGCTAAGGTTGGCGCGAGCTTCTGTAAACTTGCTGTTTTCTTTCTTAGGAATCTTCTTGCCTTGCTTTCTTCTATACATAAGCTTAACAAAAGTTTTCTTGATAGAATCAAGCATAGCGAGAGAAGTATCGTCATCAATCTGTACGAAACAACGCTCGCCGCATTTGGGGCAATCGAAATACGTTAACCGTATTGATTTGCCATCTTTCATGAAATTTTTATTTTGCAAAATGTCGTTGAGATTCAAAGACTCACCACAACATTTACACTTTTCAACAACCTGCATTTTGCCCTCCTAAATACCTTATTAAGGGACCCCGTTAAGGGTCCCCTATGTGATCATCGTAGTATTCCCAGGCTTCTTCATAGCTTGTGAATTCCATTTCGTAGTCATCATTTAGTTTGATGTACCACTTATCGCCTTTGTTGTATGGTTTGCTCATGTTGTGTCCTCCTAGACAACTTTATTTGCAAGGTTTACCTTACGATAATATTATATCATATAATTTTAGATTTGTAAACAGCTAAATACAAAATATTGAAACTTTTTTAGAGTTTCTTTTACATCAGGATTTAGCTGATCAATCCATCTTTTGGGAATAGCATCATACCCAAACCTTGCACCTGCCAAACTTCCGGTGATTGCTGCAATAGTATCAGCATCTCCACCGTGGTTAACAGCACCAATGATTGCCTCTTCAAAAGAATCGCACGTAGACCAGACCACTGCATTATTGTAGGTATTAACAATATAGCCTGTAGGTTCCATGAGGGCTCTGGTGAACCCGTATGGGCCTTTCTTTTCACCAGTATATTTATATACCTTCCTGTCATTCAGGTAATCCTGGATCAACCCAGAATACTCCAGAATAATATCGGAGCATTTCTTGTTATTGTGAGTAATTCTGCCTTGCAAGATATTGCCGAACGGTAGATCAAGAACTGCAAGAGGCATGGCTCTCATCAAGCTACCATTGCCAAGTGCGCTTTCGTCTATCTCAACTTTCCTATCGAACATCAGACAATTGATTGCCCTTGCGCATTGAGAACCAATGTCCTTAGGTCCAGAATTTGCCCACAAAATAAAGTTCTTCTCACAATGTCTTATGAACATGTCATAGTCTTTGGGAGCCGACATGATTGCGCTCATTACGCAGATTGTCATTTGAGTATCATCAGTGATTTCACCAGGCTCAAGATCAAGCCAACCACCACCAATGATGTCTGTTACCTTACCATACACTTTTTGAATTTGCTCGGCGTCCATGAACTCAGTGGTTGCGCCCATGGCATCACCGATAGCGAACCCATAAATTGCGCCTGCAATCTTATTACGCATTCTCAAATTCATCGCAATCGCCTCCATCAAGAACAACATCGGGTTTAACGGCGTACGCTTCACACTTGGATGTGTTGCAAGGAAGATTCGTATCATCATACTTCTTCTTGCAGTTCTTACACACCAAGTCTTTGTTTTTGATCGGTTCGAACTTTAATTCGTCCTTTTTGAATTTCTCATCTAGAGGATTTAATTTTTTATTGGTAGCCATACTCGGTACCTCCTTCTTATTGCTGTAACAACATTATATCATATAAATTTGAATTTGTACATAGGCTTTTTGAAAATTATTGTAAATTTTTCAAAGTCATGTAAATCTTAGTTATGTCACCATAACTGTCAAACTCAACACCTTCTATAATGTACTTACCGCCAGCGTTAATTAGAAGCTCTTCTTCACCCTGGAAATAAGAAATCGAATCGACGTACATCGCTTGGCTTCCTTTGGGAAGTCTTATGATGTACTCAATAGAACCTGAAAAACCGCCATGAGGTGATGGAGATGTAGAAACAAATCCTTTGTCTGTTACGATAGCACCAATGACATCTTTTACATTGTCGCGAGTTATCGTACCTAGCCCAAGCTCGTCAAGCATGTTGTAATATGAACCACGTCTAACAATAACTTCACGAGGAAGACTTGCTTTAGACAAGGCTGCTTTAATGGCTTTAATCTCATCAGCATATCGTGTTGTACTGCTCATGCCACGCAAATAATTATTTATATTCTTATAAGCATGACCTGTATATGTAACGACACCATCTTTTTCGAGATATGTGATTTTCTTCAACCATTCGTCGGTCCACTTGTTCATTTCTCTCAAATCATTCTTACGAATAGTATCATACCACTTGGCTGCATCAAATACATCACTAGTTTTTGCAGCTGCTTTCTTGACGAGATTAGAACCATCGCCAATATAGACATTCTGCTTATACCACTCATTCCAAGTCAAACCAGATTGTTCTTTCAATAGTTTAGCTTCTGCCTTTTGAACAGGAGTCAGACTATTAAACCAAGCGTTCGGCGACTTAGTAGACGTACCATACTTGCTAATGAAATCTTGAACAGTTCCACCTTTTGCTGCATTATAGCCAAAGTTACCTGCAAATGCATCAATCTCAGGATATGTACCATCAGGACTATTGAACCAATCAGCAAGTTGATCAACCATGTCTTTCACTACAACAGGCTCCATCGTACACATACCGTTTGGATGGTCCATCGGCAAATCGTTTTTACTGTAATGAGCTCCATCTCTTGACTTACACAAATCACAAACTCGACTGCCATTGCTATGCCACACATATTCTGTGATGAATGGATTTTTCTGAGTAGTTGTAATAAAGCTTTGTTGGTAACTATGCTGAGCCAATGTTCTTGCCAAGCGCTGAGCATTATAATCAACCTGCTTTTTGTAGATTCGCTTATGCTCAATCTGACCTGTTTTCGTGTTCCTCATTGCAAGAACAGGATTCCACGGAAGTTTTGCGCCTGGTCTTACATATGATTCAAGATCTTTTGCAATCTCATAAACAGATTTTTGTTCTGCCAAACCTTTGGCCATAATCTGATATATATCCCTCTGTGTTTGCTGATTATCAGACCAGATTCGTTGGCTGAGATTCCAGCCTCCTTGATAAATCTGGCCTGTGATCAGTCTTTGCACAACATCATGGGGAATATGGCTGAACGCTGCATTTAAACCTTCTTCACTAAACCCAAAGCTCTTCAACCAATTCACATTACTTGCAACCATTGCATCTGCGATAGTATACATATTGCTCGTGATTATACCTTGGACTTCTTTTCCGATCTGATTGCTTTGCGCATTCATCTGTTTAAAAAGTTCTTTATAATATTTCTCTGACAATGCAGCACTAGCATTTGTTTTATGAGAGTAGAAAATAGCTTTATCTAAGACATCATCAGCCCACTCATCGTATAACTTTTGAATTTCTTTTTGTTGAGATGCCATAATAGCATCTTTTGCTTTTGCTGCGTCTTCAAACAATAAAGGCATTATGGCACCTCATTTCTTCTCAGTTAGCCCCAGCACTGATGGGGCTTTGGTTGGTGGGGTTACTACATGGTCACATAATACGAGTCAGATAACTGTTACTCCGATTTGGTCCGACGATAATGTCATAGAGCTTTGGCGGGTTAATTATGTTTGCCATAACCTGGCCAATCCAACGTGTTGCCCCGACTTTCGTGACTATTGTATCTACACTACAGAATTCACCATCTTGATGGACAAGTTCCACCGACACATACATGCGACTTCCCAAAGGTGCGGTGGCATGTACCGTATTATAAAAATTAAAATTCGTCTCAATGGGTCTGCATTTGCCCACTTCTATGACAGTTTCTTGTGCTCCCACATCAACAAACTGCCGTAATTTAGCGTTGGAATTAGAGATATAGTTGTAGAATATGGGCGCATCGTCAGCCGCGGCTAGAGCCTCCGCAATGGAATCTGGCAGATACTTTTCATCCAGTTTCGTAACAATTTCGACCGGTGTAGTTAACGAAACGGTTCCCTGCTCCATAGCATGAACACTATAACACCACTCATCACCCATACGGTATGCCTGTACGAATGCTACGCCAGGGATTTCACGGCGATAATCATCAATGTCCCATTCAGTATCTAATGTTGCATCGTATTTGACACCGTTGAGTGTGAGGGTAAGCTCCATGTCGAGATAACCGGCAAAATCTGCTATGGCTTCGCATCCGAAAGGATAGCTCATAAATTCATAGTCTTGGAGTGCACCGCTAAGCAACACTTCGTCTCTGATTACACAGCCAGGATAGCCATATGGCATATACTTTGCATCAATCGGATTGATGATAGTTCCGCTAATGGATGCTGTGTGCGGTTTTAAGTCCCTTGTTGCCCACCACGCGTAACCATTTACGGCATCGTCCATCCCCGTTTCCAAAAAGAACGGCACATCCTCGTGGTGGTCATACCCGTCAATAGTTCCATCTCCAAGCCTAACAGAGTCGCCAGGTCCCCATGCAACACAGTCGTAAGTAGTTCCGTCATACGTGACTTTATAGGTATCACCAACAACCATTTTT